CACGTAGCTGGTTCTACTTCTCCACTTGGTCCTAACACTTCGTTCTCTAAAGGATCTGCTTCTGCAGTAGATGGTTACCAATTATTTGCTCAAGCTCAACAAGGTGTTCTTATTCAGAACCCAATGTCTTGTGCTGAATTGATTTACTCATCAACTGTTTGATAGATAATAATAAATTAATATAAACACAAAAGAAGATGGCAAAGAAAGCGGCAATAAAAGAGAGCGCACCTGTAGTAGAGGAAAGTGTTATAATAATTTCATCACCAGATAAAGTGACTTTAAAACCTATTAAGAAAAATGGATGGTTACCCGACGATCACGACGGGTCCATCCGTTATTCTAAATGTTTTGAACGTTTAACTGTTCAAGCTATGAAAGGTACTGGAGTTCTTAATACTGGTTTAACTGAAGATGACGAAAGAAGATTAGAAGATAAAATGAATATGTCTCCTGGCACATTGTCAAGATACAATAAAGATTATTGGACAATGTTTAGAGTAGATGTTCCAAAAAACGGTGTTACTTTAAATCTTTCGTTTCCAGAAGATGAATTAAAATATTTAGTTTTAAAAGCTCACCAAAGAGTTGCAAATTCAGAAATGGAAAGATTTGATTCTCCATTTGCAGAGTATGTTATGACTTCTCAAGAGCAAGAAGCTAAAGTTGAAAATAAGAAATCTAAACTTAAGCGTAAAGCTTACAAAGTATTTAGTAATATGAATACTACAGAAATGAAAGATGTTCTTAAAGTTATGGGTAAACGAGCTGGAGACGATGCGTCTGTAGACTTTGTTGAATCACAACTGGATAAAATTGTAACAGATGATCCACAGAACTTCCTAACTACTGTAGAAGATCCTACATTTAAAATGAGAGCTTTTATTGATGATTGTATATCATCAAGAGTTCTTGTAAAAAATGGTACTAAATATCAACTTCCTGGTGGAGATACTGTAGGATTTACACTTGAGCAGACGATTGAATATTTACAAAATCCTGACAATCAGGAAGTGTATTTAGATTTAAAAGGTAAAATGTCTATAGGTAAATAGTATGAGTATAGATGAAATGCACAAAGAGTTTATGATATTAATTGACAAGGCAGATTCTGGTGGAGCGCCATCATTTTTGCCTAGTGAGATAGATGTGTTTTTAAATGCAGCTATTGAAAGATTTGTATCTAAACGTGCATTTGGTAATAATTCCAGACGAACAACTTTTGAAGAAGATCAAAAGCGTCGAGATGATTTACGTAATTTAATACTTCAAGATACTATACCTCCAGAAAGTTTAGATTTATCAGGAGCTAATAAAAAAAATGGTAGATTTGTAAGGTTGCCTAGAAATTATAGACATGCTATAAATGAAGAGGCACAAATACAATTATCAGATAGAAGTTTACACACAGTTAGTGTAAAACCAATAACTCATGATAGATATAATAAAATTATAGATGACCCTTTTAATAAACCTGAGCAACATACTGTTTATAGATTAGACTACTCTGGAGATAGATTTGAATTAATTTGCGGAGAAGGAACTCAATTAAGCAAGTATTATTTAAGGTATATTAAGCATCCAAATGTTGTTGATTATTCAGATAACAAAGGATGTGATTTATCAGAACATACACATAGAGAGATTGTAAGGATGGCTGTCTTAGAAGCTCTAGAAAATATAGAGAGTCCA